TGCTGGCAGTACCACTCAATGACGATCCCGAACCTGACTGTGTTTACTTTGTGAAAGATGTCAGTCGCAACTGCGAGATCGTGGATTACAACAAAGCATGGTGACCTATGTACACAGAAGCACAAACATTTGAAATGCTGAACCGAATGGTTCGTATCTATCTTGAAAGCTATCCTGATGATCGTGAACAACTTGATAGATTCCTTCGCTGGGCCCACTCACAATATGGATATCAATATGGGAAGTCTTAAACCTGGTGCCACCTTGATTTATGAACGTGCTAATGGTATAATCTATGCACGGGAATCAGGCACATCTGAAAGATCAGTGGTGGGATACGATGTCACTGGTTCTCCTGAACGTGGGCACCTGTCAGAATGGAACGACATACTCACAGCAGCAGAGTCCAATCCTACTTTGCAAGAAGCCATTGATCATGTTAAAATAGTCTACAATCTAAGCAAGCCCTATGAGCGATAAACTAAACATTGCCAATGAGATGCGGATGTTTGACCGCAAGGTCAGATCATTCTACGATGATCTCACTGCAGAAGAAAAGAAAAAGTTCAGCAACTATCTCATGATTCGCTGGGGCTCATCAGTAGATGGATCTAGAGAACTGCAGGAGTTCTATGTGATTGCCACCAACGAGCGACTGAACAAACACTTTTTTGATCTTGGTCGGCATCCTAAACTGCAGTGGTTGCTGGCTACTACTGTGAGTCCCGACATAGGCACACCTCGTCATCCCTGGATCGCTCCCAAAAAGAAAGAAGCAGGACTCAGCGCCAAACGCCGTGCCTTGCAGGAAATATTTCCGCACTACAAAGACGACGAAATTGATGTCATGGCTGAGATAACCACACAAAAAGAAATTGATGAGTATCGTCACAATGCAGGACAAGACAAAAAATGATCTCACAGTTGGTAGTCAACGGCTGCAGTTATATGGAAAGCTATGCATTTGGACAAGGACACGTAGATTTGGCACAACGTCTTGGCATAGAAAAAGAACCGGGGGTTCCCAATGCAGTTAGCCTTGCAATTGGTGGCAGCGCCAACTCAAGGATTCTAAGAACCACCCAAAAACACAGTCGTAATCCAGGTGCAAATACGTTGTATGTACTAGGCATGACATTTGTTAGTAGGCTGGAAATACCTATTCTCATTGAAACAGACTCGTTTGAAGGTCGTTGGACCAACCCACAGAATCAGATTTTTCGAAACAAGTGGATGCCACATTGGAAACAATCTGATTCTGATCAATTTGTTGATTTAAAATTAAAATGGGAAGCTGATACTGTGCTGGATCGAATTGAAGATCTGATGTATCGCATGCTAGGGGTAATAAGCGATATCCGTCAGCGGGGTCACAAAATTCTCATGTTTCAACAAGCAGACAACTTGTACCAAGAATTACTAGAACATCCAAGACTACAGTATTTCAAAGAAGTTCCCTACATCATTGATGGTTTTGACTGGAGAGCTATTGCTTACCAACACAGCCAGGGCGTACAGCCAACCATTTATGCACCAGGGCACCCGTATGTGCCGCCAGACATGGTGCATCCAGCACCCGGACATCACGAAGTCCTAAACGCTTACTTGACGGAATACATTCGAGAGCATAAAATACTAGCATGAGCTATTGTTGCGAATATTGCAAGAAAGAGTTTGCAAAAGAAACTTCTATTGCAGCACACATGTGTGAGCCCAAGCGTAGACACGCCGGCCGTGATGAGGCAGGTGTTCGTTTGGGTTTTCAGAGTTACATACGCTTTTACGAAACAGCAGCAGGATCAGCTCGCAACAAAACATTTGAAACCTTTGTGGAGTCGGCCTACTATCGTGCGTTTGTCAAGTTTGGACGATACTGTGTGGGCATACGTGCTATTAACCCACCGCGTTTCATTGACTGGTTGCTGAAACACAACAAAAAGATCGACTACTGGTGTAGCGATCGAGTGTACACAGAATATCTAATTGATTACCTACAGGTAGAAGCAGTGGACGATGCTCTAGCTCGTGCAGTGGAGTTTGGCTTAAACTGGGCAGAAACCAACTTAGCCCAGCCCAGCGACTGTTTAAGATACGGCAATGCCAATGCCATGTGCTATGCTGTCACAACAGGGCGGATTAGTCCTTGGGTGATATACAATTCTGAATCGGGACAAAGGTTCTTGGGCAGTCTCGATCCCACACAGGTTGCCATGATCTGGCCCTATATTGATTCGGATTTGTGGCAGCAGCAGTTTGCAAAACGTCCTGCAGATCAGGCCTATGCACAAGAAATATTAACTCGAGCAGGATGGTGACATGAGCGCAGACATTGACTTGGACTTTGCTGACAGAAACAAGATACTGAGTTTGATTCAGCATACCCCAGCACGACAATTACATCAAGGCCAGGTACGACGTCATAATTCGGGTGTGTATGTCACAGACATTCCGTATGATCCTGTGAATCAGTGTGCAGCCATAGACTATGAGTCCGCAGAATCACGTGGCTATTTTAAGATCGACTTCTTGAACATGAGTGTGTATCAGTTGATCAAGAGTCTTGAGCACTATGAACAAATGCTGGCCGCAACTCCGCCCTGGCAACGACTGTGGCAAGATCCGGCCTGGGCCGGCCAATTGGTGCATGTGGGCAATTACACAGATCTGTTAAAGACCATGCGACCTGATTCTATACCCAGAATGGCAGCTTTTATTTCGATCATTCGGCCAGGCAAAGCACACTTACAAAATCAATCCTGGGATCAGGTGTTTGACACAGTGTGGGATGGGGATAGCAGTCAAGGATATACATTCAAAAAGGCGCATGCTCTTAGTTACAGCATGTTGGTTGCTTTACACATGAACTTGATTAGTCAAGCCGACGAACCAGTGTGATGCTTTTTCGCTTGCTCTTTTTACGGGCTATGTCCAGCAAGCTACAGGTTGGGCCATGTAGGATTTCAAGATCTTTATTGACAAAAGTGCGTAATGTGGGTCTGAATTTGTCCCAGTCTCGTCTCAAGAAAATGTTGATAGGAATACTACGATTGCTTTCCCACCACCAGGCTGCTGCCAACTCCAAAAACTCCAGTTTATCTTCTTGCAAAATCACAGCACCAAAGTCGTAGATGGTGGTCACAATATCATCACGATTTTGCACCACTCCCACATACTCGTTGTTGGCGTAGACACACAAGGTTATAAAAGGATATTTTTCTGTCAGCTTTTGGAATATGTTGTTAGCCATCTGGGTTATTTATGGTGTGCTAAATACATCAATGTATTCCACAACCGTTTATCTTTATCAGCAAATTACCAGAGTGTTACTGGTAGACACCGCGGGTGGATATTTCACAAAGAGGTATGATCCAGTGTACGCAAAAACTTTAACAGTAAACAAAGGAGTGGACAATGTGTTGCTCTTTGAATTCATCAATCAGGATCAAAAGCCTGTCAATGTCACAGGATCCACATTCAAATTTAGACTCTTGACACAAGCTGGCGATCGCTTACTGGTGGAAAAAGAAATGGACATACTGAGTGCTGTGACCGGGCGGGTGCGTGTGGTATTGACCCCAGAGGACACCAATGACATTGTGGCTCAACCCGGCAGCTACAGCATTGAGCGAACTCAGGGCAGCTATCATCAGGCTGTGTTCACTGACGCTGATGCAGGTGCCCGTGCTGATTGTAACATTGTGGATAGTATCTATCCAGAATTTGTGCCCAGCCTTGAAGTTACCATTCCCACTATCACTGGCAAAAATCAAACCGTGAGTGCAGCCCCCACTGGCTGGCCTGACTGGGCACTGAACCCACAGCCACTCAACAGTGTGCAGCGTACAGAGTTTTATAGCAGCCACATGACCACCAATGGCTCTAGCCTAACCACAGTCAAAATGGACTTGGTGCACTACACAGGCACACTCAAACTACAGGCAGCACAGGACTACGAATCAGAATTTTATAATGTTACCGAAAGCCGTGAGTATTTGGATGCTACAGAATCTGTGTATTTTAATGCAGTGGGTTATCATCCCTTGTTGAGAATTGCCCTAAACACTTCTATTGGTTACGGTGCCACTGCTGAGGCCACCGTGGTAGATGGCGTAGTGACTGGAATCTTGTTGACCAATTCTGGCAATTCCTATGTGGCCCCTCCGTATGTGCAGATCCTAGGCTATGGTGCAGGTGCCACTGCTGTGGCCACTTTGAACTCAGGCGGTGCCGGCACTGTGGCCAACGTCACAGTGACCAACGGCGGTTCAGGCTACTTGCCTATCCAGTTTGAAGGCAGTACTGCAGCCACAGTAGTTCTCACAAACGGTGTAGTTGAGAACATTCAATACCGTTAATCGTTGCAGTTCACCGGGTGATTCTGTTATACTATAACAGATGATTGACATAACCAGTTACTTGCCCGGCAAACGGAAGCAGACACCTTCAGGGTGGATCAGCTTCAATGCGCCTTGCTGTACGCACAATGGGCAGAGTGCAGATCATCGACTAAGAGGTGGACTCAAGGCAACTGAACAAGGTTGGAGTTATCACTGCTTCAATTGTAGCTACACTGCCAGCTTTATCCTTGGCCGCTCTGTGAGCTTTAAGGCCCGCAGGCTCTTGAGTTGGTTTGGTGTAAGTGACAATGACATTGAACACTTGAACCTTGACAGTATGCGGCATCGCAGTGTGTACGGCATCATTGAAGATCGTGAACGTACTGCGCAACTGTTGCAAGGTATCAATTTTGAAGAACGAGAACTGCCAGCAGGAGCAGAGTTTGTGGAACCTAATTCAGAGTCGGCTAGATACTTGCAATCACGACGAGCACCTGAATACTTTCCGTTTATGGTGGATGCTCTCAGCAAACGTGCAGGTATTGTCGTTCCATTTACCTACAACAACCGCGTGGTAGGATGGACCAAGCGATTCTTGGATGATCGCAATCCCAGATATCTCACTGACTCACAGCCGGGTTATGTGTTTAATGTAGACAGTGTGCAGGCCGCCTGGACACAGGTCTTGGTGACTGAAGGCATATTTGACGCACTCAGCATTGGTGGTGTTGCAGTCATGCACAATGACATTAGCGATGTTCAAGCCCGTGTGATACGCAACCTAGGTAAGGAAATCACAGTGGTGCCTGATCAAGACAAAACAGGCCTGGACTTGATAGACCGCGCCATGGAACTGGGTTGGGCAGTGAGCATACCTGACTGGGGTGATGACTGCAAAGATGTCAACGATGCTGTGATCAAATATGGCCGGCTTGCTGTGTTGATAACTATCATGCAGGCCAGAGAAACCAGTAGAATCAAAATAGAACTAAGGAAAAGACAACTTGCTAAAAGATTACTCAACTGACGTACAACGTTTGTTCCTGGAAATGATGTTGCAGGATGCGTCGAGCTATGTGCGTGTGCAGAACATTTTCAATCCCGAAAACTTTGATCGCAGCCTACGTCCGGCTGCAGAGTTTATTCGCGAGCACTCGGACAAGTACAAGACCATGCCCGAGATCACGCAGATATCGGCCACCACAGGTGTACGACTGCAAACAGTTCCAGACTTGAACGAAGGACACTTTGAATGGTTCATGACTGAGTTTGAAGCATTTACTCGACGTCAAGAACTAGAACGTGCTATCTTGAAGTCAGCAGACTTGCTGGAAAAAGGCGAGTTTGAACCTGTGGAAAAACTGATCAAGGATGCGGTGCAGATCAGTTTGACCAAGGACCTGGGCACAGACTTCTGGGCTGACCCCGAAGGCATGTTCAGTCGCTACTTTGACACAGGCGGACAGGTGTCAACAGGCTGGCCACAGATGGATCGACTGCTGTATGGTGGATTCAGTCGTGGCGAACTCAACATCTTTGCTGGCGGATCAGGTTCTGGTAAATCTCTAGTGATGATGAACATTGCCTTGAACTGGGTGCAACAAGGATTACACGGTGTTTACATTACCTTGGAACTGAGTGAAGAACTCACAGGCTTGCGTACTGCAGCCATGCTGACAGACATGAGCACCAAGGACATCCGACGTGACAAAGAAAATGCAGCACTCAAGATCAAGATGGTGGGTCGCAAAAGCGGCAGCTATCAAGTCAAAGCCTTGCCAGCACAGAGCAACATCAACGATGTACGTGCGTTCTTGAAAGAGTATCAGATCAAGACCGGTCACAAAGTAGACTTTATCATGGTGGACTACTTGGACTTGTTGATGCCGGTCAGCGCCAAAGTTTCGCCCAACGACTTGTTTGTGAAAGACAAGTATGTGAGTGAAGAACTGCGCAACTTGGCCAAGGAACTGGGTATCTTGTTGGTCACTGCGTCACAGTTGAACCGTAGTGCCGTGGAAGAAATCGAGTTTGACCATTCGCACATTTCGGGTGGTATCTCTAAAATCAACACTGCTGACAACGTGTTCGGTATCTTTACGTCACGTGCCATGAAAGAGCGCGGCAAGTATCAGATACAGTGTATGAAGAGTCGTAGCTCCACAGGCGTAGGCCAAAAGATTGACTTGGAATACAACATTGAAACTATGCGTATCACAGACGAGGGCGGTGACGAAGGTGGATACAATCGTCCACAAAGCAGTATCATGGACTCAATCAAGGCCAAAAGCAAGATCAATGCCGAAGCCGGGGGCACTAGCGAACGACCAACAGGAACTCCAGCCTGGGAAAAACCCATGGCAGTGTCGGGAGAGTCCGGCAAGGTGAGTGGCGAAGTTCAGAGTGCCAAGCTCAAACAGTTGTTGGGCAAGATCAAATCAGGTTAACTGATAGCACTCTTGATCACAGCAAATCTAATCACAGGTGCTTCAGCCAATGCACCACCTGTACGGTTGGTGATGGTGACGTTGGCATTTGCAGTATTACAACTCACATCAAATGTATAAGCACCGATAGTACCACCGCTTACATGGTTGATAATCATGACGTCAGTGTTGGCAATGGCAGTGTTGTTGAGCACAAACGTTGCATGAGAACCTGCACCCAAGTTCTGATTGTTTAGAGTGATTTGACCCGCAATAGTATTAAGTGTGACAGGGTTGGTCTTGTTGGTGGTTTGAGTTTGAGTACCACCAGCACCTGTAACATAACCAATGCCCCCGTTGCTGCTGGTCACAATGCGGTCAATGCTCACAAGATCGCTGGTCACTATGCCGGTCACAGCAAGGTTGCCGGTGGTGACCACGTTGGAAACAACACCACTTGCGCCCAGTACCACCACGTTGCTGTCAAAAATTGCTGCACTAGGAGTAAACACTGCCACGTTGGCTGAAGAACCTACAGAAATGTTGGCGTTGCCGTTGGCTATACCAAACCCCATGTAGCTGTTGGCAAAGAACACATGGTTGGGAGATATATTACTCAACAAGCTGCCATCGCCCAAGAAGTAGCTGCCTGAATTCACGTTGATGTTGCCGGCACTGTAAACTTCACCGCTGACGTTGGCGTTGCCCACAATGTTGCCGTTGAGATCTAGGCCAGTAGTAGTGAACACTGCCACGTTGGCCATACCGCCCACTGTGATAGAAATGTTGCCACCTGAACCGTTGACTGCCATAGCAGAAGCACCGTTGGCAATTTGAGTCACTGCCACGTTGGACGCCACAGTCACGTTGCTGAGGAATCCACCATCGCCAAAGATACGGCTACTATACACATTGCCTGCAGTATATATGTTGCCGCCTACTCCAACGCCGCCGGTCACTCTCAGCGCACCTGTTACATTGGAAGTGGCAGCAGTGGCATTGTCAATGAAAAAAGTACTGCGAATTGTGTCAGGAGCACGGCTGTCGTCAAAGATCCAGATAGTGGTACCACCGTCAGCTGACGCAAATTCAAATGCATAGTTACCTGCGGCAGAGAAAGTGATGGTGTTGCTCAGGCCTGGTGTACCTGGACTGATGCCAGCAACAGCAGAGATACCCACACTGACCGCAGACGGCAAGGTCACTGTTTGTGACACGTTGGTAATGTTGAAGGCCACCCGTACAGAGCCCACTGTGCCCGAAGCTGGAAAGTTACTAAAACCCAGACTCACAGGACCAGTGGGGTTGATCTGCTGAAACATTGCTGCTGCGTAATCAATGTTGATGTTGCCCGAGGTAGCAGTCACCGCCAGGTAGCTGTACTCAACGTCTTGCAGTTTGACATTGAAGATCGTGCTACCATTCATGTTGTTGTTGACTAGTGCATTGGCAGTGCCCAAACTTTGTTTAAGAACAGCTTTGCTTTGCAGTTCGGTAATTTCGGCTGCAGCATACTGGAAATTGGTCTTGGTATTGGTAAAGTTTGTTCTAAAGCCCTGTGTGTTATTGGGCACACCTGGCACTGGATAACTGCCGTCGATGTTGTTGGGATTGATTGCACTGGTCATTGTTGGGTCCTCGTAGTAGATATTTATTCCCAAAGGGTCTACGCTAAATAATACAAAGGTCCGCTGACATGCAAAAAAAGACACGAAGTATACTAGAAGAATTAGACACGTTGTATGTAGAACGTGATCGCCGCTTGTTGATTGAAAATCGTGCCAGCAACATCATTGACACTGCCATACGCTTGCTGGAACAGATTGAGTCAGAGTATTCGCCTGAACAGGCTGAAAATCTCACTAGAAAACTGCTGAATGCAATCCGTACCCGAGACAGTGGCAAGTTTTCTAGATCAGTCAGGAGAACCCATGCAGATTCATGAAATAACTACCCTTAACGAAAACTTTCTAAAACGTTTAGCTACAGATGCTCGTAACGATGCATTTAAAAAAGCCACTGGTGTGGATTGGAACACTTATAAACTTGCACAAACTACACCACTGCCTGCATCAGCACCAGCTGCACCAGCACCAGCACCAGCAGCGGCAGCGGCAGCACCTAAACCAGCTGCAACAACTGTGACACCTACAGGATTCAATGCTGGCAATGTGTTAAATCTCCCAGGTGTAAAGCAGGCCCCAGCAACAGTTCTGCAATCACCTGAACAAATTCGCAAGGCCAAACAAGCATTGGCAGCACAAACAGCAAGGGATCAAATGACAGGTAAAACAACAGCTCAACCAGCTGCAACTGTACCTTCTGCAGCAGCACCAATTGAAAAGCCTGGATTCTTAAAAACTGCCACAGATAAAATAGCTGACAGAAACAAAACTCAAGCACCGCCTACAACTTCGACTGCACCAGCAGCAACACCAGTTGCCCCAGCAGCAGCTCCGGTAGTTTATCAATTTGATGGCCGGCCCCTTAATCCTCAAAACACACGGGATTCTGCTATTATTGCACAGCTTCAGGCTGCAGGAGTAACTTCTGCTACCTCGGGAATTAAGAAAACAAAATGAAACTACTAGAAGGCGGAAACGTATTTAAAACTGCTGACGGCAAGCCAGCCACACAGCGTATTGACCGAGCGGATGTGCCTGCTACAATCAAGTGGCTGGAAGGTGTGCTGGGCATGCAGTTCCCTCAAGATCGTTGGCTGGGTTCAACTGGCCGTGCTGCCACTTCAGGCGACCTAGACTTGGCAGTGGATTTAGCGGATGCTGACAAAGAAGCTATTGCACAACGGCTCACACAATTTGTTCAGCAGAACAAACAAGACCCGCGTGACTGGGTACGCAAATCAGGTGAAGTACATTTCAAAACTCCTATCGGTGGCCGTGCTGAAAATGGCTTTGTACAAACAGACTTTATGTTTTTCCCCAATGTGGACTGGGGCACATTCTTCTATGCAGGCGGTACAGATTCAGCCTACAAAGGCATGGTACGCAATGTGCTAATGTCCAGCTTGGCCAAACACCTGGGACTCAAGGTAGGAGCCAACGGTATGTTCAGTCGTGCCACCAATGAGCCAGTACGCGATGGTATGGATCCTGACCGTGTGGCACAGACTTTGCTGGGCCCAGGCCGTGATCAAGATGACCTAAAGAACGTGGAAACTATCTATCAGAATCTAGCTGGTGATCCTGAACGTGATGCTAAACTCCGTGACTTCCGTGAATATTTGGCACGTGAAGGTTTACAGGAACCAGATACCAGCGTGAAAGAAAGTGATGTGGGTTTTCTGGCACGCTTGAGAGATCGCATTGTAAACCAAGGCATGATGCCTTTGGTAGAAGCACCAGACTCTGTACAAATGATTTCTGAAGCCGAAGCAGTCGGCGTAGGTGGTCGTGCCAAAGGTATTGAACATCTAGAAGATCTGGTGTTCCGTCGTGGCACACAAGGCATTGTGGATGCACTAGAAATAGTTCAACAGGCCATGGAACAGCCCAGCACAGTGACTGCCAAATGGGACGGCAAACCTGCTGTGATCTTTGGTCGCAAGCCTGCCACAGGTGAGTTTGTGCTGACTGATGGGTCGGGATTTGAAGCCAAGGGCTACGACGGTCTGGCCACTAGTCCTCAAATGATGGCTGATATACAGAGCAAGAGATCAGGCGATCGCACAGAACTAATCCAGTTGTATGCCACCTTGTTTCCTGTGCTAGAAGCAGCACTGCCTGCAAACTTCCGTGGCTATGTCAAGGGCGACTTGTTGTACATGGACACACCGCCCGAAGTAGCCGGCAACTATGTGTTCCGCCCCAATACTATCGAATACAAAATTCCAGTTCGCAGTGCCTTGGGTCAACGCATAGGTGCCAGCAAAATTGGCATTGCTATTCACAGCATGTACAGTGATGTAGGCGAACCACGACAGCCCTTGCGTGGTGTGAGCTTTAATCCTGTTCCGGGCCTGATGCTGGAACGCCCAGCCACTCCCAAAGCGTTGACAGCTGAACCTGCACTGGTAAAACAACTCAAGAGTCTGATACGGTCAGACGGTGCTGCCATCAACACCCTGTTCAATCCTGCTGAACTGAGAGCCAACAAGATTACAGACCTGGCCAAACTGGCTGTGGACTTTATCAACACCAAGGTAGGCTCACCACTAAATCCTGCTACCCTAATGCCCGAGTTTGGCGACTGGCTGCAGACCAAAGTAACACCACAAAAGTTCCGCAACATTGTGGAGTACCTACAGAGTCCCACCAGCAACACAGAGGCCCTGGCAGCAGCATTCACAGCATTTATATTGTTGCACGATCTCAAAATGGATCTGTTGCGTCAAGCAGATGCACAGCATCCAGGACAAGAAGGCTGGGTAATGGCCACACCTGCAGGCTATGCCAAAGCAGTGAACCGCTTTGATCCCAACGCTTTTGCTGCTCAAAATCGAGCACAAAACAATCCCAAATCATGATTTTTTTGGATCCGACATAAATAAAAGCAAGGCACAAAGCCTATTAACTTAAAGGAAATTTATCATGGCACAAATCACTCGCGTAAATGGCGATCTCCAACCAGTAGTGGTAATGGATCAGGGCGTAAACGCCACTTCACCTGGTGCTGGTTTCAGCACAGGTATCAACACCGTGGTCAGCGGTGTAACTGTTAACGCAGCTGGTCCTAAACTGGACTTCGGCACAGTTACTTTCACCGGTAACGCCACTGTCAGCGGCACCTCTTTGGCAATCGCTATTCAGACAATTCAACAAAAAGCAACCATTGCTATGTATGAATTCACAACCAATTCTAGCAACACTGCTACTTTGGCTATTGCTTCGTTCCCAACCGGTGCTTGGGACTTTGCTGACACCGGCGACCTAGACGTGGCTCTCACAGCCGCCCTGGGCTACGCTGTAACCACAGCAGCCACTGCAACATTCACAAACTAATTCAACCCTAGTTTAAACAACCCCGGACTTAAAAAATCTGGGGTTTCTTTTTGGCCTTAAATAGCTGCAGAATGAAAATACAATGTCGAACTCTATTTGACTGCAGCAGGACCGGAGTTACTGGAACGTTTCGCGCCAGTGAGATACCTTACCGTGATCGTGCTGAACAAATGGTCAACAATCATCAAGACTGGAATCGCAGCCGAAACCAGCAGCGCAACTACGAAACACTTTTGCAGATTTTTGGCCTAAGAACTCAACCTCAAGAGATCACTCAACCTGTGTGCAACAACGGTGTGTGGCAGTTCACGTTTGAGAGCGAACACGAAGGTGTGTTTGAAATGCACAGCAACTCAGATCCACTAGCAGGGCTCAAACTGGACTGCGATGGTGTACCCATGATGCTGTATTTGACCGAACAATCTGATCTAGCACCGGTACTGACCACGCAGGGTCCGCAACAAAACATTTGGTTCGAAACCATAAATACGTCAACGGAGAACTAATATGTCCATTGGCCACGAACCCACTGACCTTGAGAAAAAAAGCCTAGAGGCCCACGTTGATTTGTGCGCACAACGCTACCGATTCCTAGAATCCAAGATGGAAACTGTTGAACAAAAAATTGCCGGGCTCAACTCAATTGTGGGCGAAATCCATGACATGATGCATGCCATGACAGAAAAACGCAATGACCAACTGCTGAATTGGAGCCTGGGCATCGGCGGCACAATGTTGGCCATAATCGGCTACTTGTTGGTCACCTACGTGTTCAAATGAAACCCACACAAGATCAAAAACTAGAACGCTGGGCCGAACGTGAATTTGGTCGCAATCTCAAACACATGATTGTGGATTCTGAATCGGGTTCATACGTAGCGTTTGGCCGGTACCACCTGGAACCACAAGCACACGGCTACAGCGTCAGCACCTGGGACCGGCTAATTCACGTGTTCAGCAGCAAACGCACAGCCATCAGTTGGTGTGTGGCTGACAAATATCATCAATACAACTTGGCCAACAACATACAGATGTTGGACCACAAACGACAACAACTGGCCGCTGACATTTATTGCCGTCGATCACAAGCACAACAAGGGCGTACAGAAGACTTTTACGAAACAGTAAATACCAAGATACAGCCCAAACAAGAGCTGCTGGATTCAGTCACAGCCGAACTGGAAAAATGTATTAATTCGGCTAAATATCTACAACTTAGAGGATTCTCAAATGAAACTGCATGAACTCGCCGCACCCAAGGCCACACAACAAATTAGCCAAGTATTCGAAAGTTACTTTGGTTCTAGACTCAGCTTTGACCAGTTGAACCGCCGCCAGGCCGACCACATGCTGAATCGTGTGCGTGGTATACTGGGTGAACACCGTCAGACTGCAGCTCGTCACACCAGCGAACAAGATCCTGAGTATCTCAAACTGGTCATGATGGAACAGGCTCTAGCCGCCCGTCTCAAAGAAATGGCAGCCACACCTAGTCCAGCAACTGGCATGCAACCTGCTGCCAAGCCTGGAACTATCCAACCTGCAGGTGCTACTCCTGCACCAGCCACTGGCATGAACCCTGCTGCCAAGCCTGCTGCTCCTGTAGATCCCAAACTCAAAGCAGCCCAAGACAAGATCAAGAAAGGTCAGGCCTTGACTCCTGACGAACAAAACATGATCAACACACAAGCCACCACCATGGCTGAAAATCGCCTGCGTCGTGCCTATCGCTATCTCAAAGAAAGCGAAGTGCAACAAGCCCAGGTAGTGTTGGCTGCACAAGACATGGTTGATAAGATGCAGGGCATGTTGGAAGATGTAAGCGAACTGCAGTTCAAAGAATTACCAGCCCTGGTTGATTCGATCAAGAATCAAGTGGGTATTGATCAGGCCACACAATTCAACACCGATGTCACAGGTGCACTCACTGCCTTGATGCAGACCTTGTCGGGTACCAAGCAACAGTTAGATGCTGCCCTAGGCGTGGTTACTGGACAAGCTGCACCTGCTGCTGAAATTCCAGGCATGGACGCTGGCGCTGATCTAGACGCCGGCGCTGATCTTGGTGCTGATGCTGCAGCCGGCGTTGCTGGCGAAATGGATGATCTAGATGACCTAGCTGCAGATGCTGGCGCTGATCTCGACGCCGACACAGGTGCTCCTGCTGCTTCGCTGGGACGAGCACGTAGATAATGCGTATTGACGAAGTGGCCAACACAACAGGCGCTACGCCTGAGCCCGAAAAGCTCATGGGCCTGGTGAGTTTTTTAGCTGGCCGCTCAGAAGATCGCGGTGCACAAAAGCAAATTGATCAACGAGCCTTTATCGAACTGGCACGCGGCCTGGGCATAGTCATTGCTCCAAACCAACTGGCTGACCTTGTGGGGCAACCTCCGCTGAGCAACATTCTGGAACCCTTGGCCCCGGACTCACAGGACCCTATTGTATTCAAAGGCGGTGAACAACCTGCAGCACCAAGCATGCCTGTAAACAAGGCCCAAAACATTGTGGCTGCTGCTGCCAAATCGGCCATGAAACGCGGCCTCAAAAAATAATATCAAACCGGTCAACTTGCTTGACCATGCCGGTTGATTGTAGTATAATAAACACAAGGAGATCAATATGGCATATTCAGCACAGGTTGTAGAGCACTACGAAAATCCACGCAACGTGGGCAGCTTTGACAAAGGCGACACCAACGTTGGCACCGGAATGGTAGGAGCCCCGGCCTGCGGAGATGTAATGAAGCTCCAAATCAAAGTAGAAGACGGTGTGATCACAGATGCTCGCTTCAAAACCTATGGATGCGGTAGTGCAATTGCATCCAGCAGCCTGATCACCGAAATGGTCAAAGGTATGACTCTGGACCAGGCCAGCGATATCAAAAACAGCGAGTTAGCTGAAGAACTAGCCTTGCCGCCTGTGAAGATTCACTGCAGCATCCTGGCTGAAGACGCCATCAAGGCCGCAGTGGCAGATTACCGGGCCAAACATGCTTAATATACAACTCTGTAGCAACACAGAATTATCCCTTTACGCACATCATTTAAAACAACTGAGTGCACAGGACCGTTACACACGATTTGGCTACGCTGCCAGCGACCACAACATTGATCAGTTGATCCTGCACATGTTATACCATCCTGGCGATCACTATTTGTTTATGGCTGCACATGGTGCTGACCCCGTGGGATTTACTCATCTGGCCAAAAGCAATCATGACTGGGAACTGGCAGTGAGTGTGCGTGGCAGTCTTCAAGGTCAAGGCATTGGCAATCGTCTCATGGCGTATACTATTGACTGGGCCAGAACACACGGAGTGGACAGCCTGTTCATGCACTGCATTAGAGACAACCAGCGCATACAACACTTGGCCACCAAGCACGGATTAGAAGTAGTAGAACGATCAGGACCGGACATCACAGCACAAGTGGCTTTACTCCCACCAACTCCAACAGACTACACTGTAGACTTTGTACGAGAACAACAAGATCTCCTGGATCAAATGATGGAACTGCATCAACGTTGGTTGGCCAACTTCAACCCCCTAGCACGGAGACAACGAAATGATATCAGTAACAGACCTAGCAGCAGCTCGCATTAAACGTGCGCTGGAAAAACGAGGCTCGGGTGAAGGCATCCAAGTAGGAGTTAAAACCACAGGCTGTTCAGGCCTGGCCTATGTGTTAGAATATGTAGACAATCCCAACCTACACTGTGTGCGGCACTACGACACCAATGGGGTGCGAGTGTTTGTGGATCCAAAAAATTTGCCTTATGTTTCGGGCATGGTGATCGACTATGTGCGTCAAGGACTTAACGAGGGCTTTGAATTTCGCAACCCTAACGAACGCGATCGATGCGGTTGTGGCGAAAGTTTTAGAGTATAGCACATGATAACCTCACGATACAACTACACCCCCCTGGACAGAACTACCATTGACGGCAAACGACACTATTGCTTGCCTGACGGATCTAAGGTTCCTAGTGTGACCACTATTCTTGATCGGACCAAGCCTGCAGAAGATCGAGAAGCCCTGGCTCGTTGGCGACGGTCTGTAGGCGAGCAACGTGCTCAGGAAATCACCACCGAAGCAGCCAGTCGTGGTACTCGCATGCATGCATACCTGGAACACTATGTGCTACACACAGACATGAAACCACTGCCCTCAAACCCATTTGCACATCCCTCGTGGTTTATGGCAGCAGAAGTTATATTGCAAGGTTTGCCCAACGTGGACGAATTTTGGGGAACAGAAGTTCCTGTGTACTATTCAGGCCTGTATGCAGGTACTACGGATCTAGTGGGCACCTGGCGAGGCCAGCCGGCTATCTTGGACTTTAAACAAAGCAACAAAGTCAAAAAACGTGAATACATCACGGACTACTTTTTGCAGCTGGCAGCATATGCAGCAGCACACAACGAAACACATAGTACTGAGATCAACACAGGTGTTATTTTGATGGCTGTGCAGCCACGGCTACTGCCCGACGGCAGTTACGATCGGCCACAATATCTGGAGTTTGTGGTACAAGGCGACGAATTTGCCTACTGGGCAAGTGAGTGGATGAAACGAGTTGAACTCTACTATCAGTCACGCTAAATACTGGATAGATTTCAAGGACTCACACTGTGGCAATCGTACAAATATCAAGAATAACTCAACGCAAGGGCCTAGAAGCCGACTTGCCCCAACCCTTAGCAGGTGCTGAACTCGGCTGGGCAGTTGATCAACGCAGATTGTTCATTGGCAACGGCACCATAGCAGACGGTGCTCCTGTAGTGGGCAACACTGAAGTATTGACCGAATTTAGTGACATTCTCAGTTTTGCCACTCAGTATATCTACAAAGGCGAAGCTGCAGGATATGATGTACAAACTGGCGCCACCCTCGGTGACCCTGTGGCACAGAGTCTGCAACGTCGCCTAGACAGTTATGCGGTCATTACTGATTTTGGTGCCACCGGCGACGGAGTAACTGATGTCACTGTCAACATCAATCGTGCTTTGTTCCAGATATTTTGCCGTAGCACCAATCCCAGTGCCCGACGCAGTATATTTTTCCCGGCTGGTATTTACATTATTACAGATACCTTGAACATTCCACCTAACTGTCAGTTGTATGGCGACGGCCCCGACAGTACTATAATCAGTTTTAATGTCCAGAATTGGACCAACACAACTTCTTATCCACCGGGCGTGTTGGTATACAACACTGCAACCACACTGTACTACAGATCCAACTTTGTAGTGCCCATCGGCACCGCTATCGGTGCAACCAATCCTAATGGAGATCCCTACTGGTCAACAGAATCTTTGCCCGAATACATTGTTCAAACAGCCGACAGTCTACAACAGACCGGAGTCAACATTGGTACCAACGGCGCCAGTCTGCCGGGCAACATAGAAATTTCCAGCATGAAGTTTGTGACCAATCAGGTGCACGACGGTGTACTGATCGAATATGCAGATCGATGTGTGTTTGACTCAGTCACAATCGAAGGATCGTTGACCACTGTTGATCTTGTGGATGCCGGCGACGATGTTGCTGCTGTTAGATGGAGCAGTTCGCCTAGTGCAGTGAGTCGCAACGTGACCTGGAACAATTGCAAGTTTTCAAAATTTACCTACGCTACAGATACCCAACAACAAATTCAAGGTGTGACTTTTAGCAATTGTGATTTTGACACACTACATCAAGGCATTGTGCTGGGTGGCGCTGTGCCTGTGGATGGTGGTGCAACTGGGGTGCGTGTTGTACAAAACACTTTTGACAACATCCATTCGCAAGGTATTGTGATCGACGGTGTGAGTCACAACGCCACAGCCTACAACACATTTTATGATGTGGGCAATGGATTCAATGGAAGCGCCTTTCCGGCCACCGGTATTATTGTGATTGATGCAGAAAACAATGTCAGCATTGGCGACATGTTTCAGCGCAACACTGTTCAGAGCGTCACATATCCTCGAATCAATTTGACTGACACCAGCAGCATAGCTCTGGGCATGAATATCTCAGGTATCACCTACTTTCAGGACAACATTCAAAACAACACTCTGGCCAATCAACTAGAACTAGGACGTTATCAACGCACAGCCGGTATTCGGGATGATATTCGGGACGACAGCACTCAGGCCAATCTAGTGATAGTAGATACAGACATTCTCAAAATTCCTGCGTTCAAACTAGATTATACCATTGTGAGAAATGACTTTTATCGCACAGGAACAATGACTGTGGTCAGTGGTCGCGATGGCACACCGGGCACCGGATTCAGCTACGTGGATGACTATGTAGAAAACGGCAACACTGGGGTAATCCTAGAAGCTGAACACAATCTAAGTGTAGCAACTCCGTTGGTAACAGTCCGATACACTGCCACTGGCCCCGGCGATGGCATCATTCGATACAGTATTGCACATATAAACTAATGTGGGCACACACTTTTCCTGAGCGGTTGACGGCTTGGGCTCAACTGAGAACTCAGGCTGCGGCCCTACCTCCGGCCCAGGCACTAGCAGCTATCAACTCCTGGTGGTTTCAAACTCCCTGGCGACCTTATCACCTGCATTGGGATGACGTTAAAACTTGGCCCGATCCTTGGCAATTATTGGACGACAACGTCTACTGTGGTCTTGCTCGCGGGCTAGGAATCATGTATACTATAACAATACTAGATCGACCTGACATACAAGATGCTGTGCTGACAGAATCTGGAGGTGACAATTTAGTCCTAGTTGACAAATCAAAATATATATTGAATTGGGATGCTGACACTGTCGTAAATACCATCCCAGATGTAACAATATCTCGACGGCATGTATCGCAAGATAAAATCAAACAACAATTAAGGTAAGAATGAAGTCAATCACAGTACTCAAACGCGATGGTACTCGCGAGCCACTTTCGTTGGAAAAGTGGCAAACTCAAATTGCAAAAGTTTGCTCGGGCATAGCCGATGTGAGTCAGAGCATGGTAGAAATCAAGGCCCAACTGCACTTTTATGACGGTATCACCACCAAGGAAATTGACGGTATTACTCTACGGGCCATTGTGGACTTGATTGACGTGGAATCCAATCCGGACGTGGGACACACAAACTATCAGTTTGTGGCTGGCAAACAGCGACTCAGCATGTTGCGCAAAGATGTGTATGGCTCCTATCAGCCTCCTCACCTGTACGAAATCGTCAAGACCAATGTGGCCACTGGCCTGTACACTCCTGAACTGTTGGAGTGGTACACCGAAGACGACTGGAACCGCATGAACGACATGCTGGATCACTCAAAAGACGAGCAGTATTCCTACGCTGCCATTGAGCAACTGATCGAAAAATATCTGGTCAAGAATCGTAGCACAAAAGAAACATACGAAACCCCACAGATTCGTTACATGGTAGCAGCAGCTACTGTGTTTCACAAAGAAGAACCCAACAGCGCTCGTATGCGCTACATAAAGGAATATTACAATGCTGCAAGCGACGGTCTTTTCACTCTTGCTACTCCTGTTCTCGCTGGCCTTGGTACCCCTACTAAACAATTCTCGTCTTGCGTTCTTATTCGTAGCGATGATGATCTTGACTCTATTTTTGCCTCTGGTGAAATGATGGCCAAGTATGCCAGCAAACGTGCTGGCATTGGTTTAGAGATTGGACGACTACGCCCCCTGGGATCACCCATTCGTGGCGGCGAGATCATGCATACCGGTATGATTCCATTCCTGAAAAAATGGTTTGGCGACCTACGCTCATGTTCACAAGGAGGCATTCGTAATGCTAGTGCTACTGTATTCTATCCTATTTGGCATCACCAGTTTGATGATCTTATTGTACTTAAGAACAATCAAGGTACTGAAGAAACACGGGTAAGACACATGGACTATGGTGTGGTGCTAAGTGCTTTCTTTTGGCGCCGCTTCAAGAACAAGCAAGACATCACGTTCTTTGACCCCAACGAAGTCCCAGACCTGTACGAAGCATTTTACACCAATACCAAACGGTTTGAAGAACTCTATGTCAAGTACGAAAAGCAGCCAGGCCTGCGTCGCAAGACCATGGCAGCTGAAGAAGTGTTCAAGTCAGGCATTCTCAAAGAGCGCACGGATACAGGACGCATCTATCTAGTGTTCATTGACAATGTCATGAACCAGGGCCCGTTTGACCCTGAATACCATACCATTTACCAGAGCAACCTTTGCTGTGAGATCTTGTTGCCTACCAAAAGCTTCAAACGCCTGGATGACGAAGAGGGACGTATTGCATTGTGTACCTTGGGTTCAATCAACTGGGGTGCGTTCCGCAATCCCGAAGACATGCGCAGGGCTGTGCGTATTCTACACCGCAGTCTCAACAACATCTTGGACTACCAAGACTTCTTGAGCATTCAAAGCAAACTCAGCAACGAAGAAATTCGCCCCTTGGGTATTGGTATCACCAACTTGGCCTACTGGCACGCCAAGCGTGGGCTGAAGTATGGTGAAGCTGATGCATTGGCCGAAGTCAAGACCTGGATGGAACATCAAACCTACTACCTTACAGAGATGAGCGTGGAACTGGCTCGAGAACGTGGCCGGTGTTTGGGCAGTGACCGGACTCGTTATGGGCAAGGTGTGTTTCCTTGGGAACTACGTGCCAAGGGTGTTAATGAACTTGCTGACTTTGCCCCCGAACTTGACTGGGAAACACTGCGGGTACAGATGAAAGAACACGGTGTTCGCAATGCCACCAATGGTGCTGTGGCACCTGTTGAGTCTAGCTCAGTGGTGATTGGTTCAACCAACGGCATCGAAATGCCCATGAGCTTGATCAGCACCAAAGAATCCAAAGCTGGCAGCTTCACACAGGTGGTTCCTGAATATCACAATGCCAAGGTGCGTAAGAATTATCAACTGATGTGGGAACAGAAAGATTGTGATGGCTATTTGAAAACAGCCGCAGTGATTGCAGCCTATATTGATCAAAGCATATCTACCAACACCTTTTACAATCCTGCACACTTCCCGGATCGCAAAGTACCCACTACCTTGATTGCACAGAACTTGATGCAGAGTCACATGTGGGGTCTTAAAACATTCTACTACAGCTTGATCAACAAGAAAGGCAGCAAGGCCGAAGACGAAAAAGCACCCGAGATGCTGGAAACAATTGACTTTGATGCCGAAGAAGGTTGCGAATCATGCAAGTTGTGATATGAATTCGTTTGAAAAAATATGGGCCAGAGCAACTGGTCACTTAATGGGTAACACAGACGATGACCAACCAGATGTACCTATCTTAACTTTAAAAGAAGCGAGAATAGCTTTATTTTTAAAAACTTTTTGGGTAGTGATACATGTGGTAACTTGTTTGTTTATTATTGCTAATACTATTAGACATTGGTAAAAAAATAATGCTAGAAACTATTTGTGAAGTCATGACAGACGCATACAAGCGCAACTGGATTACCAGTCGTGACGGTAATGTCTCAATTCGCCACCACGATCGTGATCACTTCTACATCACACCGTCAGGTGTACGCAAGCAAACCCTGCAACCCGATCAGTTCAAGAAGATCCGGATCGACGGACTGCGGTGGCAGGAAGAGCACTATACTGACATCAGCGCCAACTTGCAACCCAGCGGAGAGATTCCCTTGCACTTTGGTCTGCAACGTGCCATGGGTCAGCATAGCAACGATGTGCGTGTGGTGGTGCATGTTCATCCCACCTACTGCATTGCAGCCATGCATGCTGGAATTGATCTCAGCACCATCAGCACAGCGTTTCCAGAACTGAATCGTTATACCCGGGTGGCACCCAATGTTGGTGATGTAAAACCCATCAGCCAAGAACTTGCCGATCAGTGTCATTATCGATTAGAATTAGATGACCGTGGTAATATTGCCTATGACATTGTGGGCATCAAAGGCCACGGAGTAGTTGCCATAGACACTAGCCCTTGGCGAGCATACGAACACATCGAGAGATTAGAACACATCTGCAAGATCGTGCTTGCATCAGGAAACTATTGAAATTAGTACCAAAACATGTTTATTGATGACAAAGATGTGTGGTCACAATGTCCTGTAGATTATCTATGGATCTATGACAAACTGATACTGGCTCGTAAACTGGGATATCTAGCAGCACCAGCAGGCGTTGCAGTGCCCCGAGCAGCCTGGTACATTGTGCGCCCCATAACCAATATACGCATGATGAGCCGCGGCGCCAGTAAAATGTGGCTTACACCCCAAGATACTGATCTAGTGCCCGACGGTTCTTTTTGGTGTGAATGTTTCGAAGGTCGGCATACTTCGGTAGATTTTCACTATGGCTTACCGGAGCTGGCAGTGGAAGGATTTAGAGATGATCCTGATAGATTGGACAGATTCTGTCGTTGGCAACGAATATCCGATCACTACCAGTTTCCGCAAGTGCTGGGTGATTTGTGGAAACTCACGCCCTGGGTCAATGTGGAATATGTGGCAGGCAAGATTATTGAAGTGCATTTGAGATGGAACGACGATTTCAGCAATCACAATGGCAATGTTATATACCCTGTTTGGCAAGATAATCCAATTGCACAGCCTCCAAATACCACATGGTATGCCAGTCCCGGGGGTGATAGATTGGGGTTTTGGGTAGGTGAATAAATACACACATGAAAATATCTGACCTGCTGATTGAATCAAAAAACACCACCGCTGTGTGGCGCAACGAAGAGCCGGTGAAATTTGTCAAAAGTCTCACCAAGAAACTGGGCGCACCAGACGAACTCACTGCCAACCGTGCTGTGTGGTACGACAAAGACGGATTCAAACGCATAGAAGTTCTAGACGAATACATCTTGCACTGCTGCCCTGCGCCACACTATGACTTTGTGTACAGCACCATTGATCTACATGTGCCTAAAAAATATGTAAAAGTACTTGCAGAAAGTTCTGAAAGTATTTTACTGGACCTGTTGAAAAACGAAGTCAGTGCCAGATGTGCCACACTCAGTGCCAATGCTGTGACACTGAACTATGTGCTGGACGTGATTTCGGGCCGAGTTGAAGGTTCCAAAGCTGAGTACGAGAGTCGTATCAAACAACTGTACAAAAACCGACTGAATCCTGACCCCGAATGGTGGCCAGATGTCACCAAAGAAGTAAGAAAATAAACAACTGTGTTTCACAGTAGACATCTGTATGCTATTGTGTTAGCATACAGTATGTTTGTAGATACCTTTATAATTGCTTGCTGTGACCGCAGTGAATAAAAACGTGTGGAACAATCTGCAATTAACAAAAGAAGATAAATTATGTCAAAACAACAATACAACCTAACAACCAAAACAGACTATCTCAATCGCAAGATGTTCTTGGACCCAGCCGGTCCTGTAACCATTCAACGATTTGAAGAATTCAAATATCCCAAGATTTCCAACTTTGAAACCACAGCACGTGGATTCTTTTGGATTCCGGAAGAAGTCAGCTTGACCAAGGATGCCAATGACTTCAAGGATGCCAGTGACACAGTTCGGCATATCTTTACATCAAATCTATTGCGTCAAACAGCACTGGACAGTTTGCAAGGCCGCGGCCCTGCACAAGTGTTTACTCCTTGCGTCAGCTTGCCTGAGATAGAAGCACTGATGTATAACTGGAGTTTCTTTGAAACCAACATTCACAGTCGCAGTTATAGTCACATCATCCGCAACATCTACAACGTGCCCAAGGAAGTGTTCAACACCATCCATGACACACAAGAGATTGTGGACATGGCATCCAGTGTGGGCAAGTATTATGATCAATTGCACGTGATCAACTGCCGTAAAGAAGTGGGCGAACTGATTGATGAGCACGAGCACATCCGGGCAATCTGGTTGGCCCTGCACGCCAGCTACGCACTAGAAGCCTTCCGCTTCATGGTCAGCTTTGCCACCAGCTTGGCCATGGTGGAGAACAAGATCTTTATTGGCAACGGCAACATCATCAGCTTGATTCTACAAGACGAACTATTACACAAAGGTTGGACCGCATACCTAATCAATCAAGTGATCAAGGAAGATCCGCGATTTGTTCGAGCCAAGGCCGAGTGTGAAGCCGAAGTGTATGCCATGTACCTGGATGTGATCCGCGAAGAAAAGGCCTGGGCTGACTACCTGTTCCGGCATGGGCCAGTGATCGGTCTCAACGCCAACATTCTCAAAGACTTTGTGGACTTTACTGCAGTAAGTGCACTCAAAGAAATTGGCATCAAGTACACCGAACCTGCACCCAGAACCACTCCTATTCCCTGGTTCATGAAGCACGTGGACACCAGCAAGAAACAAACTGCACTGCAGGAGTCAGAATCGACTAACTATGTATTGGGAGTGATGAGTGACACTCTGGACTATGACGCACTACCAAATTTATAAAAGAGGAAACAGTGAAAGCAATTGTATGGACCAAAGATGCCTGCCCCTATTGCGTGGCGGCCAAAAACCTGTTGGAACAACAGGGTATTGAATACGAAGAAAAAAAGATCGGTGTTGATTACACCCGGGAACAACTACTAGAAGCTGTGCCCACAGCCCGTACCGTACCACAAATTTTCCTAGATGGAGAACTAGTGGGCGGTTTTACAGAACTCAAACAGAAACTATCATAATGCAAATAGCACTAGAACCCAACCAAGTATACACATTCAAAATGAACTCAGGCGAAGAAATGGTAGCCAAAGTCAAACAATCTGGTGGAGACTGGATCATGCTGGAAGAGCCAGTCAGTATTGCACCAGGTCCGCAGGGCATGGGACTAGTGCCCAGTTTGTTCACCGCAGACCCCAAGGAAGAAATCAAGTTAAATACTAACAGCGTTGCGTTGGTATCAAAGACTGATGACTCAGTCAAAATGAAATATCTAGAAGCAACAACTGGTATCAAGGTACCAGAAAAGAAACTAATATTAGGATAATATGCCAGGAGTGCAACGACTAGGTGATCCAAATACCAGCGGAGGGATCATAACCGGTGGCGAAGCCACGGTGCGAATAAACGGCCGTTCTGTAGCAGTGGCTGGTTCTGCAGTGACTGCTCATCCACCTTGCGGCCAACGCGGTCAAGGGCAGCACTGCAACGCCACCACAGTTGGAGGATCAGGCACTGTGCGGGCAGGTGGAAAACCTATAATTCGTACAGGACAAGACGTAGATTCTTGTGGCCACATAAGACAGGGCGGCAGTCCCGATGTAAGGGTATCGTAATGGCTAAACCAGGATTATTGTCACCTCTGCAGTTGACAGGCGGTGAGGGACTGTTAAACAACACAGTATTAGTTGGCAACAGCGAGTTTGCTGCAGCAGCATCTTCTTATCTCAGTATTTCTTTTATTGCAGATCTCATGACTGCAATATCTCTTGCGCCAGGTCGAGGTGTGTCTGCGCCAACGTTGACAGCGTTGCGGTCATTGGGCACCAGTGTATGTCCTGCCTTGGGCAACAGTATTCCTGCAGAATTTGCAGGTCAGGATCCTTTTCCTGCAGTTGCCGAAAATGGATATGTGGCATTGTTACAAGAAATTGCAGACCGGGATATCGGTGGTGGCGACTCTGCCAAATTTGCCCAGGCTTTTGCAGCGGCCCAAGGCTATGCAGCTTTGGCCAACCAGTTTATTCTCAGCGCACTTGATGCCAATGAATATCTTGGGCCCACTTTTACCAATCTTACAGACATGATCACTGGTGATATTACCAAGGTCACCAACAATCCCACAGTGTTTGGCGACGATATAGCAAATCTTGGATTTTTAATTTCTCTGCCAGATTTGCCCACACTAGGAGAACCTGCTACCTTGATACAGACCTTGGCAGGACAAACCAACAGCAACAGTCTATTGCCTTGTGTGGAAGTGGCACTACGATCAGTTGGACTAAGCTCAGCAGAAATAAAGGATCTTATTACCAACAATCGATCCAGTCTATTCAACCCAGGTGGATTATCTGCCAACCAATTTGACAGACTGCAACAAAAGGCTTTTCTGGGATTGACCTTGGTGGGCGACGATTGTTTGGATCAAGTGCTGGCCGTGTTGGGAGTAACTAATCTAGATAATCTAGACAATATGGCAGATCTTCTGGACCCAACAGCCATACTGCCCAACAGTTTTGGTACCTTGCTGTTTCAAGGAGTCCCAATTTACGAAAATGGCGTGTTGACCCCAGGCGTACCCGGCAGTATCACAGTCGCTCCTTCGGGGTGTGACGAACTGGGCAAAATAATTCCACCCACCTGGGCAGTGGGCAACAAAGCCTGGGGATTCTCACTGCAACAGATCAGTGGCATTGCCAACTTGACTTTGCCTCAACTAGCATCGATATTAACAGCATGACCATAAAAACGCTTGAAGACTTACCCTTGATAAAGGATTTCACTCAGCCTATAACTGAGGCTACGAAACAATTTTATCTTGACACTCTGGCCAAAGGATCAGGACCCAATGGCTTGGTTTTGGTCAAAGATTTTTTTGGCGAATCAACTAGTGTAGTGTCTTCCGAAGACATACTCACAGTGGCTGCACTACTACGTGCACAATTGGCTGCTGGAACCTTGTCGACCTTGGCAGCAATATATGCCAACATGAAAGGGTCGGTCAATGGCTCATTTGGAACTGGCCCAGTGGTAATCCCATCAGGTCCTGGGGCAGGGTCATATGCCAACGCTGATGCTGCAATAAGTGCGTTGGTGGCTCTCGCTGACCCAGCCATTTCTACTGCTGCTGCGGCCATGGGTGGGGACACAGATACCATCAACACAGCGTTTTCAGAGCCAGCTAGCGCCACCATCAGTGAGCAAGAATTTCAAACAGACGCTGGCATTGTGTTTGATGACTTGACTGAAGATACTCTGACTCCTGTGTTGGCTTTGATTTCCAGTGTGCCATCGTTGGGCACCAGTGATGCGTTAGGACGTCCTTCGCAATTCTTTGAGTCTGTGCTGGACAAAGAAAGTGTGGCAGGCCAGGCCTTGATAGCTGCCATGCGAGAAGGTCAAAACAGTCTTGAACTTAATTCAGTGGGTATCAACGGCTACAACATCATTCCGGCTCGCGATCCCACAGAATCTACCTAATCACAACGCATTGCAAAACACGGCGATTGACCTAAAATACCAATTAGTTGTATAATTACGCATATGACAAACGATTGGGACAAAATGCAGGCTGAACAAGCTCGAATCAATGCTGACATCCGTGCACTGCAACGGGAGATGGGCATTACGCCCAGAACCCTAGAGCAACGTGCGGCTGACTGGAATCGCAAGCAAGCCGAGATTGCTCGTGCCATCTCCGCAACAGCACCCAGAATCCGTTTCCCCAAGATTTGACCATAAATCACTCTCGTGCTATAATACAGCATAGGTTAACAACACAGGAGTCAGAAATGAGTGCATTGCTTGACATCAATGGCTGCTACATGCGGGACATGACTGAATCGGATCGTCGCGAAATCCGCATGTATGGCACCACCGAGGACCAGATGCGTGAAGCAGTGGAACAAAGCATCACGTTTCGTTTTTCAGGTGCAGCCATGATGGCCATGAGTCTCATGAGCGACTGCCAGGAAATGGTGTCGTATGGTCCTTACGATTCAGACACCCTGGCCAACATCCTGGAAGATCAACGTCAAATGCTGAACCGTGCCAAGTGGATCTTGAGCGAATACGTGATGACGGCTTGACCAGAAATACTGGTTGTGCTACAATACAAACATCAATCAACACAAGGAGTCCTTATGCAAGATGCTGAATACGCCAAATTTGTTCTGAAAGATTCTGCTGTTCTACTGGCACATGCTGTGGGCATCTATGCTGTGGCTCTCACAGCCTACTGGACCTTGGTGGCCTAACATGAACAGCAAAAAACTTGACTTCAGTCGCCTGGGCTTTGACCACTATCAAAGCGTGGATCTCAGAATTCTCATGAGCCTGCAAACTCCCCAGGACGTTCGTGAGTGGATGGAGGCAGTGGGCCCGGACGATGTGTGCTACGGCATCAGCCTAATGGAGTGTGCGGCCCTGGCTTCGCTGGACGAGGACGTGGCAGCATTGAAGGCCTATCCCGAAGCCATGGCAGTGATTCAAAAGGTAAAGTGACATGTTGGACTTTAGATGGTTTTTTGGTGCCATGGCGTTTGTGCTGATCTTGCTGTCGATTGATTCAGTTTATCGAACCTACACCATCAATCAGTGCAAGCTGGCCTATGTTGCTACTGATCGCAAGGCCGAAGAAATCCGAAGAATTTGTAACCGTTAAGGAGATCCCATGGGACTGGACATGTACTTGACTGCCAAGCGGTATGTTAGTGACTACAACGATCAAGACAAAGCTATCAGTACCGAAATCATGCGGCACTTTCCCGAACTGACTGACGAGCAGACTGTTCAGTATGTGACAGTGCGTGTGGGCTACTGGCGCAAGGCCAATGCCATTCACAAATGGTTTGTGGACAACGTACAGGACGGCACAGACAACTGCCACTCCTATCCGGTACCACGTGAACGACTGCAGGAACTGCGGGACACCTGCGAACGTGTGCTGGCCTTCCGAGAACTAGCCACTGCTCAACTGCCCCCGGCTTCGGGATTCTTTTTTGGCAACACTGATCTCGACGAGTGGTATTACCGAGACCTGGAAGAAACCATCAAGATCATCGATGCTACACTGCTCTTGTCGGTCAATTGGGATATTGAATACCACAGCAGTTGGTGATTTGACCTAAATTCGCTCCTGTGCTATAATACTTGTATAGCGTAACAAAACAGGAGCGGATCATGAGCAAGACCAACTACACCATGTACATTTACAAAGCAGATCGTCGTTGCAAATCTGGCGAACGACTTGTTAGCACCACTGTTTGGCAGCATCGTGATGCGGCAGAAATGCGGCGTGAGGTGCGTGAACTGCAATACCAACTGTATCCTGCACGCCTAGGTTACCGCATCGAGTTCCACCCTACTATGCGAACGGTCAAGAACTTGATGACAGGCCAGGACATTGAAATCGACCGCGACACTCCCTGGTCGTGCAATCCTGCCAGCGAAACCTACTGGAGCATGTGATTTGCCCAAGAAGAACTCTTGTGCTATAATATACACATTGTCTGACACAGAAAGCACTTAAATATGATTGATGAAATCAACTTCAATGACGCTCGCTTTGAGGCTGTGATGGCAGCAGGTTGGATCAAAGACCTGGAAAGCTCGGACAGCCGACTCCACAAAGAAAAAACAATTGAAAAAGCCCTGATGGCCGCAAACTTGGGCAGTGCTGATGCACAGGCGTTCTTGTTCAATCTGTACGAGGCCTACAATCCTTACCATGTGTTTGGCGTGCGTCAGGTTCCCGAGACTGAGGGCATCACACATGCAGCCAATCCCTGGCCCACCTTCTGGGCCTTGCTGGAAGCACTACGCACTCGAACCATTACTGGACACCGTGCTCGTGATCGCATCCAGGCGGTGGCTCAACTGTTTGACAGTGAAGAATGGAACCAGGTGGCCCGCCGTGTGCTGATCAAGGACATGCGATGTGGCATCTCAGAAAAGACCATCAACAAAGTAGTGGGCCGGACACATTGGCGGGTGCCTGTGTTTACTTGCCAACTGGCCCAGGACTCTGCTGGTCAGCCCACCAAGCTTCGTGGCATCAAACGCCTGGAAGTCAAGCTGGACGGTGTGCGTATCTTGGCGGTGGTCACTGGCGATGTGGTCAATCTCTACAGTCGCAATGGCAAGCCTATGGACAATTTTCCCCAGGTGGCAGAGGCAATTGAAGCCAATCGTCGACTGTTCCAGCATGGTGCCAACATGGGCGGACGCTTTGTGTTGGACGGCGAGATTGTGGGCCGGAGCTTTCAAGAACTCATGAAGCAGGCACATCGCAAGAGTGATGCCCGGACCGAACACATGGTGTATCATGTGTTTGACATTGTTCCCCTGGATGACTTTGAGCGTGGCTTCTGGAACGCACCTCAGCACAAACGTCTAGCCTTGCTGGATCGTGCTAGAGAAGCACTTACAGCTGAGGACTTGATTCAGGTCATGCCTGGCATGGATGTGGACCTAGATGGGGCCGAAGGTCATGACATCATGCGCCGCTTTGCTGAAGCCAGCGTGGAGCAGGGCTACGAAGGCATCATGATCAAGAGCCTGGATGCACCATATCAATGCAAGCGTGTGGACGCTTGGATGAAGTGGAAACCCTTTATTGAAGTCAGCTTGACTGTGGTGGATGTGGAACAGGGCACTGGACGCAACGAGGGACGCTTGGGTGCCTTGGTATGCGAAGGTGTGGACGATGGCAAAACAATTCGAGTCAACGTGGGCAGTGGCTTCAGTGACGAATTGCGAGACCAGTTGTGGCAGGATCATGTTGGCAGCAATCTTGTGACAGGACAAGTTGTGGAAGTTCGTGCTGATGCCATCACACAAAACCAGGACGGCACCTACAGCATGCGATTCCCGCGATTCAAAACATTCCGCGGATTTGAACCAGGAGAAAAATTATGAAACAACCTTATTATGACATTGCTTTGGCCGCAGGCGGCAGTCACTATCCTTCAGTAGGTGGACAGCGGTTAGAACAGTTTGGTCGTTTGGTAGCTGAACGCTGCCGCGAACTGGCTGACCCAGAGACTGCTAAACGTATCGCCCAAGAATTCGGACTTGACGAATGAAAATTGGACTCAGTTACA